CTGGGTCTACGCGGTTGACGGCCAGCCGTGGCTCCAGTCGGCCCAGACCCCGTTCAAGGGGTCCGACACCCTCTCGCCGTTCGTGACCCTCGAAGCCCGCTGATCCCCACCCCCACACACAGGAGCAACCGCTCATGCCTTCCAAGTTCGTCGAGACTCACCAGATCGTTCCGATCGTCATGCCGCTCGACTGGGACACCGACCGCACGGGCGACTACGTGTCGCTCCAGGGCTTCGGCAAACTCGTCGTCATCGCCGTCGCATCGCCGGGCACCGCCGGCGACGATCCCACCTTCACGTTCCAGCAGGCCACCGACGTGGCGGCCACCGGCGCGAAGGATCTCACGGTTATCACCGAGTCGTGGTCGAAGCAGGCCGCGACCGACCTGACCGCCGTTGGCACGTTCACCCGCGCCGCGCAGTCGGCGGCGACCACCCTCGCGGGCAACGCCACGTCCGCGGAACAGGCGAAGGTCTACGTCATCGAGATCAACGCCGAGCAGTTGGACGTTGACGGCGGCTTCGACTGCGTGCAGGTCAATGTCGCCCTGGCCGCTTCGGGTGGTGCGCAGTACGGCACCATCATCGGCATCCTCTGCGACCCCCGATTCCCCCAGGCCACCACCGAGTCCGCCATCGTGGACTAAGGAGCAACGCGCATGCCCTCTCCTCTTCTGGTCTCGTATCAGCCCGGCGGTCTCGTTACCGTCACGGAGGCGACGCTTACCACCGGCGACGTGTGGTACGTCGGTTCCACGGTCACGGGCGCGTCCAACGCTGCGGGGTTCGGCAAGTCGCCAGCGTCCCCGTTCGCCACGATGGACTACGCGAACGGCGTGGCCGCATCCGGCGACGTGGTTCTCGTGATGTCCGGCCACGTCGAAACGGTGTCCGCTGCCGCGGGCCTCGACCTCGACACGGCGAACGTCATGTGGATCGGTCTCGGGTGGGGCTCGGCCCGGCCCAAGATCGACTTCACCACGGCGACGACCGCCGACGTGGACTTCGACGCCGCCAACATCACGATGCGGAACTTCGTCTTTGAGGCGTCGTTCGCCGACATCGTGGCCGCCCTCGACATCAACGCGGCCAACATCCGGATTCAGGACTGCGACTTCACCTCGCCGACCACGGACGAGAACGCGCTGATCTGGATTCTGGGTGCAACGTCCACCACTTCCAACGGCCTCCGCGTGGAGCGGTGCAAGTTCTATGGGAAGGACGCGGCCAACACCCACGCGATCTCTCTGCCGGGTACCAGCGATGGCTGCGTCATCAATGACAACTCCTTCCACTTGTTCGCCGAAACCGCGGTGATCGGTGCCGCCGGCGCGGTGACGAACATCGAGATTCAGCGCAACATCATCCAGAACGCCGACACAGACGCGGACGCCTGCATCAACCTCGCGGCCTCATCCACCGGCATCGTCGCGTACAACAGCGTCGGCGCGGCCCTCGCTGGCGATGTGACCACCAACATCACGTGCAGCACTGGCGTTGTGCTGATCGAGAACTACTCCGTGGACACCGGCGACCGCCAGGGCGTCTTGGACCCCGTTGCCACCACCTGATCCGCTCTCTTCTTCGGGCCACCGCCCGAACCTCCGCCGCGAGCCGGCTCACCCCGGCTCACGGTTTTCCGAATGTCACGCTACCGCCTCAAACGCACGACGCCGCCGACCTTGGAACCGATCACGGTCGCCGAGGCGATGGCCCATTGCCGGATGGATACGAACTCGGAAGAGGCGTGGATGACATCCGCGATCGAGACGGCCCGCCAGTGGATCGAGGATCGGTGCAACGTAACGCTGCTGACGACGGGCTGGACGCTGACGTTGGACGACTTCCCGAACCGATGCGGGGCGGCGAGTGCGTTGGACATCGACAGGATCATCCTCCCGCGTTGCCCGGTTCAGAGCGTGACCGCGATCACCTACGTCGATACGGACGGGACCACCCAGACGATCGACTCGGCTGACTACACGCTGGACGCGGCGTCGGACATCGACGCCTCAGTCGGACCCGCGTTCGGCGAGACGTGGCCCACTGTGCGCGATCAACGCAACGCGGTCGTCGTCACCTACGTCGCTGGGTGGACGCTCCCCGCCTTGGTCCCCCAGGCGTTCCGCCACGCGATGCGGCTGCTGGTGGGGCACTGGAACGAGAACAGAGAAGCGACCTTGACCGGGACCATCTCGAAAGAGATCGAGTTCGCCGTGGAGGCGCTGGTTGGGCCGCACAGTCTTACGTCGGTCGGCTAAGTAGCCCCGGCGGACCCTAGGAGGCTACGCGATGGAGCAGGTGCTGAATCGAAATGACGGGACGAGTCCGGCGAGCAGCGTGTTCCAAATCACGCGCGGTGATACGTCCGCCGCGAACTTCACCGTCACCCGCGGGCTCGCGTGGGTGGGTGCTGGCGATGTCAAGGTCACGACCGCTGACAACGAGGACGTGGTGATTACTGACGGCGTGCTTTCCCCCGGCGTCATCCACCCGTTGCGAGTGATCCGCGTCTGGTCCACCGGCACGACCCCGACGGTGTTCGTGGGGTTCCGGTGATGCGGGCGGGCCGCATGCGCCACCAGATCGAGCTGTACCGGCCCGCGTCGCAGACGGCCAACCCGTACGGCGAGACGCAAGCGGAGCCGGAGCGGGTGGCGAGTGAAAGCCCCGGCGGGTTCTGGTGGTGCGAGGTCACGCCGGTTGGTGGGGTGGAGTTCGAGAACGGTCGGCAGACGCAGGCGGCGGTGACTCACCAGATTCGGATGAGGCACCACCCGCTGCTGAACGTGACGCCGGGCTGGAGGATCGAGTTCAAGGCGCGTCGATTGGAGGTCACGGCGGTCGTGAATGTCGAGGAGCGGAACCGCGAGGTTCTTATCACCGCCCGCGAGATGGTTGGAGCGTTCCCGAGCGTATGAGCAGAATGTCAGTCAATCTTCGTGGGTTCAAGGAACTCAGCCAAGGGTTGAGTGATCTCACGCCCCGAATGGCGGACGCCGCGGCACGCAAGGCCGTGCGGAAGGCCGCCGCGCCGGTGATCGCTCAGGCGCGGGCGAACCTCGCCGCGTTGCCTTTGGTGGACTCCACGGGGCTTCTGAGGCGGTCGATCGGGTTGAAGGTCAAGAAATACTCCCGCCGCATCAGCGGCTTCGCAGGCTCCGCCAAGGCCGCCCGGATCGCCGCAGCCGGTGGGGTCACCGTGGCGATCATCGGGGCGCGCCGGTCCTACTCGGCGACCGTGATGCGTCGGTCGTCGTTCATCCGCGGAAGGGGCTCTGCGGTCGCGTCGGTGGTATCCGATCGAGGCCGGACGTACCTGAAGCCGGTGGTGTCGCGCCCCGCCAACTACGCCCACCTGATCGAGGGCGGCGTTCGTCCGCACTACACCGGGAAGGGCGCGAGCACCCGCAAGGGGATCGCCAAGGGCAACATGCACCCCGGATTCCTGGCGATGCCGTGGCTGAACCCCGCCCTGAACTCCAAGCGCAAGGAATCCGAGCGGATCATGGTCGAATCGTTCGCCAGCGACCTCCGCGCCGAGGCCGCCCGCGTTCGCGCCAAGGTCAACGGGGCACCTCGACGGAGGGCCGCGTAATGACTACCTCCATCGAAGCGGCCCTCGTGACCAGGCTCAAGGGCAGTACCACACTGGCGGCCTTGGTGGGAACTCGTATCGGCCCGCTGCAAGCCAGGCAGAACTGGGCGATGCCCTACGTCGTCCTGTACGGCGAACGCACCACCGAGCGGGAGATCGCTACTGGTCGTTCGGTGGGGATTGCCCAGTGGACGGGTTCCATCGAAATCCACGCCGAGTACGGACCCGAGAGTTACGAGTCTGTGAAGAACATCGCCAACGCCGTCCGCAACCGGATCGACGGCTACCGCGGCACGGTGAGCGTCACGCAAGGCGAGTCGATCGAGGCCGTCGAGATTCGTACTTGCATCATGGAAACGCAATCGGATCAACCAACCCCGGCGGTGGACGGCGGCGAGCAGGGCCGCGCCGTCCAGGTTCTCCAGTTCAGCGTCGGGTTCTTCGAATCAATCCCGACCCCCACCTGAGAGGTGATGTATGCCAGACCAAGGAACAGGGACAACGCTGACGTGCGCCACCTCCGGATTCCAGACCGGCGTGACCAACATCGACTACAACATGTCGATGACCCGCGCCGCGGTGGACATGACCCACATGGGCACCACCGGCGGCATGGCGTACGAGCCAGCCGACTTGCCCGACTGGGGCGAGTTGACGATGACGCACGACCTCGACGCTGAGCAGTTCAACGTGACGGGCGGGCACCTGCTGGCAATTGCAGGCGAAACCGTCACCGTGACGTTCCCCGACACCGAGACGATCGCCGGGACCATGTTCTGTACCGGGATCACGCTCGGGGCACAGATCAACACGCGGATGACTTGCACGACGACATGGAAGGTGTCTGGTGCGCTCACGTTCTCGTCGTAAGGAGGCGGCATGGCTGAGGTGACTGTGAATGGGCAGACGTACTCGCTCCGGATGATGACCGGGGCCGAGTTCGATTCGTACATCGAGGAAACGAAGGCGGTTGGACCGGCGAAGCACGCGGCGTTGCTGCTGACTCGCACGCTGACGCCAGCCACCGATGTGGCGGCGTTGCTGCTGTGGCCCTTCCAACTTCTGATCGACCTGGGCAACGAGGCCGCCAAGGTCAACGGGCTCGACAAGGAAGCGGTGGACCGGGCCGAAAAAAACTGACTGAGCGTCCGGCGGAGCGGTTCTGGTTGTTGCTCGCTCGCACGCTCGGACGCACGGTACAGGAGTTGAAGAACACGATGAGCGTGGCGGAGTTCACCCAATGGGCGGCTGAATACCGGCTCGACCCGTGGGGGGAGAGCCGGGGCGATCTTCGCGCCGGCACGGTGTGCGCCACCATCGCCAACGTCCATGCGGGCAAGTCGTCAAAGGTGTTCACGCCCGGCGACTTTATGCCCAAGTTCGGCGAGAAGGCCGAACCGCCCAAGCCCGCAACGTGGCAGGAGATGAAGGCCAAACTCACGATGTTCGGCAAGATGCAGAACGCCCGCATCGACGCCAACGCCAAGCGGAAGGCGGCCCGCCATGGCGCGTAACAGCATCGGCACGCTGGCCGTTCAGGTCCAGGCGGATACGTCGCAGTTCGTGGCCGGCATGGCGAACGCGACTCGCCGCACCGAGCAGTTCACGACGGCCACCCAGAGGATGCGGACCAGTGTTGCGGCGGCTGGCGCGGCGTTCAAGGCGCCTGGACTGGGGCGCGGGGCCGCGTTTGGCGGCGCGGCGTCTGGGGTGGCTGGGGCTTTGGGTATCGGCTCGCTGGCGGGCGGCGTTGCGGGCATCGCGGCCACGGGTGCATTCCTGTTGATCGACGGGCTGGTCACGCGAGAGCGGCAGTTGGCGGAGGCCGCGAAGGCTACTCGGCAGGCGATGCTCGATCGCAATGAGGCAATCCGAGCCGGGCTGATCGCGGCGGTGAGCATCTACGAACGGGCTGAGAATGCACTGGAAACGAATCCGGCGCAGCGGCGTGTCAACGCAATACGCGAGAACGCTCAAAGCCAACGCGCTCCCTTGGAGGCGCGTCTGGAAGAACTGCGTACACAGATTGCCGACAGAAACACGTCGGTTTTTGATCGCGCCCTGCTGAACGAGGAAAAGCAGCGGAACATCGAGACCCAATACGAGATCGATCAGAGGGAAAAGCGAGCACTAGAACAGGAACGTCAACGCAACGCCGCCCGTGGGCTGGCGTTCATGGCCGGTCAGGGGATCGAAGGTATACGCGGCGTGTTCGAGCCGATCGTCCGCAGCATTTCCAATGACGTGCAGGCCCGCATCCAGGCCAACGACAACCTCATCAAGATCGCGGAGCGACAGGAGGAACGCGACAAGGCACTGATCGAGAGCCTTCTGGGGTTCACCCGCGAGATGCAACGCGACTTCGGGAACCTGTCGTCGTCGGTCGGACGGATCGGCAACCAGGTTGACTACTTCGCAAGGAAGCGGCACTAATGGCTACGGGCAATGAACGCCGCCCGGGGTCACAACCGGAGCGGGATTGGAAGGGCAACAGCCGCATCAAGCGGACGTTCATCGTTGACCTTGCGCCGGAAGCGGTCCCTTTCGACGGATCGGTGCCGGGCTTGCCCGCGGTCAACTCGTCGCACCCGATCATTAGTGCGGCCCGTGCCGACCTGCTGATTGCCAGGGAACTGCCGGGCAAAAAGGACTGGTCCGAAGTTGACCTGCTGTATTCCAACGATCGCGCGTTCGGGCACGTCACCCCGCCGATCGACCCTTCCACACCGGGTTTCGAGTCGTGGTCGATCTCGTTCCAGAACGTCATCACCCGCATCCCGATCGCACGCCGCGCGACCCGCACGATCCCGGCCCCGCTGGGTGGCGCACCCGTCATTCAAACGGTGTGGGCCTACGGGCCGGATGAGGTGCTGGAGATCCAAGAGACGCAGGCGATCTTTGCGTTTCGGATGGTGCTGAACAGCATCGGTCCCGGCGTTTGGGGTCCGATCGCGGAGCAGAACAACAAACTCCACAAACTCCAGGACAACCGCATCTATCGCTTCGAGGCCGGGGACATCCACCAGACCGGCGAGAACGCATGGGAGACGACGTATTCGTGGGTCTACGACGCGGGCACGCTCGCGGACACATCGCCGAACGCCACCCCGGTTGAGTCGGGCAACGTGATCCACCCGCCCGCGTTCCCGGGCGGCTTCCTGAGTCGGCTGCCGTTCCACCAGTGGGTTGTGTGCGACGACCCCGCTGGTTCGGGACTTCCCGAGTTCGTCGCGCGGTGCCCTTACACATCGGACCTGAGCGGCTGGCAGTCGCTGCCGGGGATTTGACCATGAGTGATGGTTTGGTACATCCCGGCTTGGTGAAGGCTCGCAACACGGAAGCCACTGGTCCGGTGTCGGGGCAGTTCTACACCGTCACGGTGTCCCGTATCGGCGGCAATGAGGTTAACGTGCCAAACGCCCGTCCGTGGATGACTCAGTGGCCCGACGACATCCACGCCGAGCCGTACCCGCTTTCGACCCCAGTTCTCTGCATCGAGTACGGCAACAACTGGATTTTCATCTTCCCCGGCCAAGTACCCAAGCGAACGGAGTGCGGCACCTGATGGCGACGCTCAATGAAATCCAGATCGCCCCGATCAACCTCAATATCACCGGGGAGTCGGTCGCGTTCCGGCTCGGCAACACATCGTCATTCACGCTGGAGGGGCGGATTCTCTCGGGAACGTGGGGCACGGCGGTCGTGACGTGCAAGCGGTCCAACAGCGGCGTCGGGCAGGGGTTCGCGCTGGAGTCCGCCACGACCCTCACAGCGCCGGGCATCACCGCCGAGCGTGATGCGTGCTTCCAAGTCCTGCACGTTGAAGTGACCACGCCAGAGGGCGCGGCTGGCATCGCTGAACTGATCCTCAACACCCAACGGGACGCCTGAGGCGGACCAGTCAAGGAAGGTGAATCATGGCACTCGCATACCTGACAGACGGTTCCGCCACACTTGCCGCCGCGGGGTGGTCGGACGCGACCGGCTTCGCGGACAACGCGACGCTGATCGTCGATACCGGCAAGCAAACCATCACCACGGCCCTGAACTCCGGCTCTGGCCTCGCCACCGGCATCTCCTACATCCACTTCCGCAAGGGGTTCACGGGAACCGTGGGCGTGGCTGGCACTTCGACGCTTGAGACGAAGTTCGCCAACTACACGACGCTCCCCAACGTGATCCTCTCGGCGGGCACGCTGCTGCTGACCTGCACGAACACCTGCAACAAGGTCCGCGTGCATGGCGGGAATCTGGTGATCGCGTCCGGCACGGTGACGGACCTCGAAGTGGTGGCCGGTACGGTGACGATCGCGGCGGGCGCGACCGTCACGAATCTCGTGCAGGCTGGCGGGCTCGTTCAGGACACGGCGACGGGCTCCAACACGATGACCTCGGCGACGATCTACGGCGGGGACTTCAAGCCGCTTCGCCCGGTCACGACGATCCTCCAGAGCGACGCGGTGGGCGTGGGCGTCGGTGCCCCGGCGGCCTACGTCCTCTACAACCACGCGACGGGTCCGACGACCTGGACGATGCGGAGCGGGTCGGCGGTCCACCTCCAGGGCAGCGTCGCCACGCTGAACCTGTACGCGGGCCGGTTCGATGCCAGCCGCGCGATCCGCGACCTGACCATCGGCGGCACCGCGACGGTGCTTGGGCCGTTCTCCAGCTTCCGATCGGACTCGTCCGGTGCGACGGTGACGGTTTCCAACGTCTCGAAGTTGCTGGGTGGTACGACCCTCCAGGTGAGCGATCAGGGATGAATGACCTTCTGGTGAAGGACAACGGGCTGGTGGTCAAGGATCACGGGCTGGTGGTCGGTCCGTGCCCGGAGTGCTGTGGGGAGTGCGGCACCCTCTGCTGCGGGAACAACTCCACACCCGCGCGTCCGTGGATGCGGTGTGGGTGGCCCGCGGCGACGACGCCAGGCTTCTACCGATTCCGCTTCCAAGGGTCGGCGTCGCTCTCGTTCGAGGCGTTCCTGCAAGAGGTCAACATCGGTGGGGACAACTACAACGTCTCGGGCAGTTCGTTGCTCGACATGAACGCCTCGATCGAGCAGCCGTTCGCCCCCACAAACTGCCCGACGAACATCACACACCTTGTTCGCGGCCCGGCGTTTGAGACCGGGGAGGGCTTCCGGTTCGCGCTCGCCTGCGAGGTCCAGTGGCAGCCAGGCATCACCGTAGCGTCACCAAACTGCACGCCGCCCAGCCCGTTCCCATCCAATACGACGTGGAACGCCCGATCCGGAATACCGGCTGGGCTTCTGTTTGCGGGCGGCCCCATCATCAGGCTCGCGCTTCAAACCGCCGCGACTGGCAGTACGGTCTTTTCGGACGTGGCGACCCAGGTCGTCAACGTCGGCATCTGTGACGAGCCCGCCGGGTGTCCACCGACACGGCCCCCGATCGCTCCGCACTACGCGACGTGCCTCACAAGCCCGACGCGGGCACCACTCGCCAGTTCGTTCGGATTCGACCCGCCGATACAGTTCAGTCAGGCACTCGACCCCGGCTCGACGACGCCGATCTTCCATCCGACGGCGCGGTGCGGGCGTGGTGCGAGTGGGTCGTTCTCGTCTCTGGTCACCTACGACTCGTCGATGTTCGCGGGCGGTGGGCGATCGCGGATGGGGTTCGCGGGCTCGTTCAATGTCGAGGTTCTGGTGGAACCGTGCTGCTCATCCGGCGGCGACTCCCTCGGCGACCCGTCCGCCCTCGACGCGGCCCTCGACGGAGACATCCGTCTCAGGATGGGCCAGCCGTGCCGGGGGTGTGGGGGCTAAAGGGCCACCCGCATCACCACCAACCACGCCGCAACGCCCCAGATGGCGAAGCCGAAGACGCTGGACATCAGGCACCCGCTCGCCGGTTCCCCGTTCGCCAGCCGGATCGCACCGGCGATGAGGCCGACGATGGGGACGGCGATCGACCACCCCCACAGCGCGGAGTCGTCGAGCCGCTGAACGCTCTCCACATCGTTCCCGGTCGGCGTGCCACGGTTGGCGGCCTCGTTCGCGTGGTCGGCGTCAACCAGGCAGATGCTCAGTGTTCCGGCGCGGTTGATTGAACGAACCCGGTAGATCGGCATGGTGAACCTCCTGCACAAGTCTATCGGGATTCGTGCGGTCGGGTTCCACAATCTGTAGCCTCGGCTAATCTTCGTCTCGTAACCCATTGGCGTGCATGGGCTTGCTGAGAATCTGTGAAGATTCTTGTGTCTTGTGCCTTGCATCGCCGATGATGGGCGGGTAGCCTTGGCGTAGTCGATTCGTGTGCAAGTGGGCTACTGAAAGGGACCGAGCATGTCAACGGGAACGGCGGAGCGGGTTGAGGGAATGAGCAAGCCCAAGGCGCCGGGCAATATCAACCCCTGCGGTTGGGCCACGATCTTCGAGGGCAAGCGGGCTGTGGCCCGGTGCATGGATACGCCGAACGCGATGGCGCTGGCGTTCAGCAAGCACCCCGACGCAACCCACGCGATCGCGCACTACCCCGGATGGGCCGACAAGCGGACAGAGCGGGCGGACTGCAAGGGGTGGGCGAACCCGGCCGCATCGCACGGATATGCGGCTCTCTGCCCCAAGCCAGACCCGGAGGACTGGGGCGAGCCCGACGGCTCAAGTTCTGACTACGCAGATTGATCCAAGGGGGATTGGCGTGAAACTGACTCTCCGGCATATGGCGGCGGCGGCTTTGTGGCGGCGGTATCTCGCGCGGCCGGTCGGTACACGGGCATCAGAACGGGCGCGGCAAAGGCGGGTCGCGTTTGTGACCCGATGGATGCCTCGTTGACTCTCCCCACCCCACCGGCCAACGCCGGGTGGGTGGATTCCAAGGGGCTGGCGCGGCCGGCCCGGCGCACACAGTGAGAGGGCGAGGCATGGCGATGAAGCAGACGGAGTTGCAGTGGTTCTTTCACTGGTCCGAACGAGACAGATTCGCAATCAAGGCCGAGCCGTGGGATCGTGGGCGGGCGTTCTGGGTGAACAACGACAGCGACGGCCCTGGTTGCCGATGGGAGGCCGGATACGGCGACAGGAACCTCGGGGTGCATGACAGCCCACAAGATGCTTTGGACGCCTGCGAGCGTCTGTATCAGGCAATGGAGGTTCGGAAGTCCAAGTCCGCGACGGCGTCTCTCTGACTCACCCCCGCCACGTGCCTCCCCGGCCCGCCGCGGATTCGCCCGGGACAATCGGATGGCAGGACGGGGCGAGGCGTGGAAAGCGCGCCACGCTGGGCCAAGTCACCCCGTCTAGTGCTGTGGGTTCGAGTCCCACCCCGGGCATTGAATCGAGAAGGGCCGAGCGGTGTTAGCGCCCGGCCCAGAGTGGCGACCCTTTGCGAGAGGATCACCGATGGAAAGCGTAGCGACAGGACGGCGCACGGGAATCGACGTGCGGAAACTGGTGAACGACACCCGCGAGTACGCGGCGGGTCGGATCACCTACCGCGAACTGCTGGAGCGGCACGATGCAAACCAAGGCGACGCGGCCGACCGTCTGGCCCTGAGTCCCACCGGACGCCGGGCCGAGAACGCGATCATCGCGGCGGCGACCTTCTCGGAGGGCGTGTGAACGACCAGCCCGCAGAGGGCGGATGGGGCGAGTGGGTGGGTGGTTTGTGTATCGTGGCGTTCCTGGTGTTTCTTTGTCTGGCGGTGCCCTGAGCGGGCGGAATGGAGGCGGATGTGGACAAGAAGTGCTACATCGTGAGTCTGGAACTGGAGGTGCTGGTGGTGGCCGAGTCGCCCGAGGAGGCGAAGCGGATCGCGCGGGATTCGGGCGCACTCCGTGACGACCTGAACAACAACGAGCATCGGGCATCGTCCCGGCTGGCGCGGTGCATCCCCGGCGACTGGAACGAGACGAATCTGGTCTACCACTCCGGCAACGGCGACATCACCGTGCCCGAGGCGATGGCCCTCAACGGCCTGTGACCAACACCCCCTCCCGCCCATCGTCTGACGACGCCGGGGCGGGATTCGCAGAGCCCGCGAGGGCGGAAGGACGGGACGACATGATGGATCAATACGCAAATGCTCAATGGGCGTCGGCTGGCGAGCAGGCTGGCTACGCGATGGCGAGGTTTCAAGACGCCGCGTCCGCCATTGATCGTGCCGCGATTGCGTTCAGCGATCCGCACGTCCGCATGAGGCCGCGTCTCTCGATTGACGGCAACAAGTGGTGCGCCCTGTACGGCGAGAACCTGCAAGACGGCGTGGCTGGGTTTGGCGACACGCCAGCGGAGGCGTGCCAGAACTTCGACCTCGCGTGGTTGAATCAGAAGGCGACGTACCCACAGACACCCTCCCCGCCCGACGTGCGGGTGTTTCTTCGCAGCGTGGTGGACCGCGAGCCGCACTACGAGTCCGAGGAAGCAGCCGCCTTCCTGAGCGTCAAGGCCGAGGCGGCTGAACTGCTCAAGGCTCTCGCTTGACCCACATCACCGCCGCGTGCCCGCCCGGCCCTCAACAGGGTCGCGCGGGATTCAGAGCCCGAGAGGGCGGAAGGACGGGACGACATGGAGGGGCCGCTGGAGAAGTTCTGTGACGACATGGAGCGGCTGATTGACGAATGGCGGGCCAAGCCCGAGGACGACAAACTCACCATGGCGCAGGTCGTCGGTGCGATGGAAACAGTCAAGTTCAAACTATTGCGAGAGGCTTACGACGATGCGAACGATTGAACTTCATGGCGGACCACTGGACGGGACCACTCACCAACTCAAAGACCCGTTCGGCATGGGCGTGGAACCGGAGGAGATCGGGATTCCGACCGGGCCGCTGGCGACCGACCCGGCTGCGTGGTATCGGCGGGATGACGACGGGGCGTACCGCTTTGTGCGGATCGAGACTCGCGCGGACGACAAGGCGATGGCAACCGCCAAGGAGATCGAGAACCAGTGGGGCGACCTGAAAGCGCAGGCGTCCAAGCAACTGCACGATGCGGCACACGGCGATTGGTTTGGCCCGAGCATCGACGACATCCGAGATGCTGGCGAGTGGTTCACATCGCGGCTGGCCGACATCATCCGCAAGGGCATGGGCTGACCCCGCCCGCCCCTCCCCACCGGAAGGGCGGAGATTGACCAAGGAGATTCGACATGAGCGACGTGCAGGTGCCCGCTGAGGGCGAGATCGTGCTGGCGTGGTGGGGCGACGAGTTCTGGATGGCACGCCGTCTCACGAGCGGATTCTGGGAGTATTGCGCCTGCGGATGGGACTCCACAGAGGACGCCCCCGACGGCTGGGTCAGCCTACGCCACGCCAAGGCCGCCGGCAGACTGGCGGAGGCGGCGAAGGCGCGAATCGACGCGCTGGAGGCGTTGCTGGCGTGCTACCGGACGCAGCGGCGACCGAGCGAGAACGCGATTGACCGCGTGTATCAGACAACCGCCGCTCTCGACGCGGTTCTCTCCGAGATCGGCACCTAACCCCCGCTCCGGCGGGATGGAGGCGAGGGATGGCACCCAATCCACTGAACGTCGATTGTCGATGCGGCGGCGAGGTTGTTTACGAGGACATGCGTGGCCGCGCCTCGAAGGAGTTTCGATACGAAGCGTTCTGCCGCAAATGCAAGACGTGCGACCCCAATGGATACGCCACCGTGCGAGAGTTGAAGCGGGAGTCGCCGAGATTCTGGAACCCGAAGCGCAGGCTAACCGCCCCGCGTGGGCAGGAGACGAACGTGGCAGAGTGCAGGAAGTGCAAGCGGCAGTTCGATTGGGACGCGGGCGACGGGTACAAGAAGGACTCGGACGGGTCGTTCCTCTGTTCACCGCAGTGCGAGTTTGCGGAGGTGAGCAAGCGGGCCAACGCCGGTGCCGCGCTCGCGGAGGCGGTGAGGAAGCATACTGGCTATGTGCCGGGAACGATCCTTGAGGCCCTGTCCGCCTACGACGCCGCCACGCGGCAGGGGGGGTGGGCAGTGAGCGAGAAGCCGTACAGAGTCGAGCGAGTCGGCACGTCCGATGGTCGAGTGATCGGCCCCGGCGACTGGCGAACGTCGTGGCAGCACATCACCGACGCGGAGGGTCTTTGCGAGTCCCTGAACGCCGCCTTCGCCTTGGGTGCCGCGTCCACCAGCGCGGACGGGATGGGGGAGGCCAAGTTCGGAGAGCCGTGGAACGTTGGGCTGGAATACAGCGGCAGTCAGGCCGGGAACTTCAACATCGACAAGAGCAGCGGCGACCCCGTGGTGCTGTTCATTGATCGCCCCACGGCGGATCGCATCGTCGCCTGCGTGAACGCCCTCGCGGGAGTGGCCGACCCCGCCGCGTTTGTCGCCGCCCGCCCCCGCCCGGCGGTGGACGTGGAAGCGATAAGCCGGGAGGCGGCGGAGGCCGTCGAGGAGGTGGCCCACGCGACTACTGAGGGGGAAGGCCGTTTGGACATGGACGCCGCCACGAAGATCATCGCCGCCGCCATCCGCAGGGCGATGGCCCTCGGCGTCGTGGCGATGGCGAGCAAGGAGAATGAGCCGAATGTCTGACCGCACCCACTACACCACCGCCCAACTCGCCAAGGAACTCAAGGTCTCGCCCACGCGCGTCCTCCAGTTGACCGCCTCGCGCGGCGTCGCCCACATCGGCGTCGGGCCTGGACCTGGCCGGTCCCTGCTCTGGCCGCTGGACGCCGTTCAGCGGTTGAAGCCGGACGCCAGCAAGCGGAGGAAGACGTGAAGCTCATTGAAGTGCAGTTGCACGAGAACGGCGACTACTGGCTCGCACGGTGGTACGCGCCGGATGGATCACGCAAGTCCCGCTCGCTCGGCCCCAAGCGGAAGATGTCCCGCCGCGCCGCCGAAGAAGAATGTCGCCGGCTCGAATGGGAGATGAACTCCGGCCGCATGGCACCGGGGGAGTGCCCGACGCTCGCCCAGTGGGTGGAGCATCACCGCAAGGTCCGCAACGTCAAGCCCTCCACCGCCGCCCAGCAGGACACCACCATCGACAAGTACCTGCTGCCCAGGTTCGGGGAGCGGCGGATGGACGAGGTGGGGCTGGCGGACGTGCAGACGTGGCTGGCGTGGCTCAGGAAGCGTCCGGGCATCGAGAGCGAGTGGACGGTCTCGGGGCACCTGCGGGTCGCCGAAGCCCTCTGGAACGCCGCTGTGCGGGCGTACGGGGGCCAGAGCCCCTTTGGGATGCTGAGCCGGGACGAGCGGCCCAGGACGACCAGCCGAACGCCGGTCGTCCCCAAGTGGCTGACCGAGGCCGACCTTCTGCGGATCTGCGAGGCCGCCAACCCCGATTGGAAGGCCGCCGTCGCCCTCTGTGGGCTGGCCGGGCTGCGGGTCGGGGAGGCGAGGGTCATCACATGGGATCGGGTCGTCTGGAACCGGAACCGGCTGGTGGTGCCACAGCCGAAGATCGAGGGCTCCACGGGCCGAGAGGATCGGGAGTGCCGACTGGAACCGGCCCTTGCCCGCGTGCTGCTGGAGTGCCGGGAAGTGGCTCGCCCCAAAGAGCCGCGGATCACTCGCGCGTGGCTGGCGAACTCCAACCGGCAGATGCCGGTGATTGTCCGTCGCGCCGGCATGGTCCCGTGGCCCGATCCGTTGAAGGCGCTGCGCCGCTGGCGGGCATCGACGTGGCGAGAGCATTTCCCCGAGCATGTCGTCAACAAGTGGCTGGGCCATTCGCAGAAGGTGGCGGAGGACCACTACCTGACTGTGGCGGACGCACATTACGGTGAGCAGTCCGAGGTCGAGCAGTTGCGTGCGAAGGTGGCGGAGTTGGAGGCGAAGGTCAAGCAGGAGGTGGTGAATGAGCCTTGACGTTTATCTTCATGCGGTGCGGACAACCAACGTGTACGACGCCAACATCACCCACAACCTTGGCGCGATGGCGAAGTCCGCTGGCATCTACCAGCACCTTTGGCGACCCGATGAACTCGGCATCAGGACCGCCGATCAACTGGTCGAGCCGCTTGAGGCTGGGCTGGCTTTGCTCAAAACCGAGCCGGAGCGGTTCAAGGGGTTCAATCCTCCGAACGGGTGGGGTGACTACGAGGGCTTCGTCGCATGGGTCGAGAAGTATCTGACCGCGTGCCGCGAGAACCCTGACGCAACCGTTTCAGTGAGCCGCTGATCTGGCAAAATCCTGGCAAAAAACCGGCTACGCCCCGGCTACCGAAACTCATAAGTCCTTGTGTAACAAAGAGCGGGCGAAGGGATTCGAACCCTCGACGTACAGCTTGGAAGGCTGTCCAAGCCCGAACACCTAACGACGCATCGTTAGCCATTGGTCCGCATCGACTTGCGCCACGCCCAACGGTGGGGGGTCGAGGGGCTACCAGTTGACCACCCAAACCGCTTTCCGGTGGTTTTCCAGTAGCCCCCGCAAAACCGATCTGGTCCAAAATAGGTCCAATCGAGTAGCCGTTAGGTGTGCAGGTCGGCTACCGGCGATCGCGTTTTTCAAGCGCACGGACAAGGGCCTCACGCCCCGCTTCGAGGAAGCCGGGCTTCAGCGTGCCCAGGACGTACTGCTCGGCTTCGGCGTCTTTGAGCGACGCGACGAAGTCGTAGACCTTTTCCATGATCTTGCGCTGGCTCAGGCCGTGGATATCGCCCACGCGCAGGAGTTCCTGCGCGGTCTCATCCGACATCTTGAGGCGTCGTGTGGTCTCTTTGACGAGGTGCTTGCGGGGGCGGGCCATCAGCAGAGTCCTTTCAATCAGGGTCCAGTTTGTAGCGGATGCGGATCGCCTCGATCATCGCTTCCGCAAGGTGTTTCTCGGCGTTTTCTGACATCCGCCCGCCCGACAAGACGAGCGTGAACGCATCGACCGAGTTGAGCGAGTCCAGCCACGTGATCGCCCGGCTCGCCAAGGGGCCGAGCTTGAACCCGATCTCGTACTCAATCCGGTTGGCGATCTCGATCGCGTCGTTCTCGATCCGCAAACTTTTGAGCGTGGTGGTCTGCCGACTGCCCGGCCTCGGGGTATCCAAGAGCAAATGGCCCTCCCTCTGCCCGTGTCTCCACGGGCCTGAAAATCTATAGCCCCACTATAGACGGTGCAACCCAACCCTAGCGATTGTGGATAGTTGCGTCAACAAAAATCTTTCCACCGGGTGGTGGATAACCCCAAACATCTGTCCAATGGCTTGACACCGGCTGTAGCGGGCCTGTAGCCTTGGGGCATGAGTGAAGCCAAGCCAAGGACGCGGGTGAAAAATCGCTCAGCCACGACCGTCCAGGTGCAAATTCCGAACCGCAAGCGGCTCGCCCGGCTGATGAGCCAAACGAACTCCACGTCGGTCGATGCGGCTATCGGACTGCTGCTCGACCACTGGAAGCGGACCGGGCCGGATGAGCGTCGGGCCACATTGATCGAAAAAATTCCCTCTGGAGGCGACTCGTGATCCCACCCGGCACCCGCATCACGGCCCGCAACATCCGGGTGGCGAACCCGCGGCAGACGTTGCACGAGGCACGGACGTACACGACGCTCACGGTGCGGGGAGTGATCCTCTGCCGCATCCCGCTGGTGTTCACCGGCTGGAGTGGCGAGGGCGAGGCCGAGTTCGCACAAGGCCCGCACCGTCCCGCCCGTGACGCCACGGGCCGGTACTGGGTGCAGCCCGACCAGGTGAGCAACTACGCGAAGCCGAGTCCCATCCTGATCGCAGAGAACGAAATGGAGACCACAGGATGAAGAAGCATCCCGAACACACAGCCGCCGTCACTCTCGTCCGCCTGGCACTCTCGGGGTTCGCCGAGGAGCAGAAGCGTGCCGTGTGTGATGAGGCGATCAAGAAGGGCGACCACGTGAGGAAGGCGGGGGTGAAGAAGTGAGCGAGCAACGAGACGATGGCGGGCAGGCGTTCCCGAGACTCCCCCACACTGGCGATCCGAGCGACGACGGCATGTCCATGCGGAACTACTTCGCGGCTGCCGCGATCGACGGCGCGATTACGGCGTGGTTTCTAGCGACCGCCGATCAGAAGTACGCCATCTCGGGTTGTGTGGACACCGACACCATCATGGCGCGTGACCTGCCTCTGTTTGTGGCAAATCTCACGAACAGCATCGCCGACGCCATGCTCGCCGC